GTCTCCTCTTGGACCAGTTCAAAGTGATCATCCGTCCTATACGGAGATCCTTTTCACTCGGTTCCTTGAGACCGATTAGTCCCACACCACCGATCCACTCTGGAGCGAACCAAGGGAGTCGGGTTGTGTCGAGAATTTTCCTGTGGTGATTAATGAAGGCCCTATGTGCCACTTCCCTAAGATGGATGGGAGCAAGTCTTAGAAGCTCGCGGTATCGGGTCCCAAGGTTATTTCTGGGGTCGTCCTGGTCGTTGAGACCCACGGATAACCCTGAACGTTTCATGCCGAACATAAGGCCGACGTTGAGGTACCTTGTTAACCTGAATGGGACGGATCGCCTGACTGTCTTCCTCACCAGTACTGTCTTCGGTGCCCCGTCGTATTTGACAGGGTTCCGCTCAGTCGTCGTCTTCTCGATTATCAGTTCCTGAGGGTCTGCTACGTCTCGTTCGAATTGTGTGGAATTGATTTCCACAAATTCGCGCGAGAAGTAGGTTTTCCCCACTGATTCTTCGAGTCCAACGAAACTGGTGATGGTCTTCCAGGCAGCCCGTCCCACCTCCGTACATTTCAGCGCGCAGTCGTCTCCGTTGATCATCATTGGGCTGTCCCTAAGAGTGAATTTCCTCTTTTGGTCAATCTCTGATGCCCACCTGACGGCCGTCGCGTTGATGATACAGAGTATCACGAAGCTTGTAATGCTCCCCATGAGCTGTCCTGTGCGTTGTTTCTTGCCCCTCAGGATGTGACCGGTTAGACTCGATAAAAAGAGTCTCCTCTCCACTGGGTATAAGTTTAGGCAGTCGCTTGTTTCTTCTGCGGCCGCTTCGCTTGCCCATGAAAAGAGGCCGTTCGTAGCATCTCTGTAGTCGCCACTGAGGTAGGCCTGATCTTCTCTTAGTTGAGCCCCTAGTCGATCGAGTATGTATATCTCGTCGACGGGTTGTCCAATAAGTGAGAAGGCCGGGTGTTTCCTCACGACTGTGTGCATGTGCTTCCACAACGCCCGGAGTGTGGTCTGTATGAAGGGAGGTCCCTTGGTGATCACTCGGTACTTGAGGGGCTCAGGCAGAGCCACTGGCTCTGCATTGGGCTCCTCTTGTGCGGCCGCACTTAGAAGTCTAATCCACAACTTCTTAAATGCGTCCTCGTACCCGGGTGTGAACTCTAAACCCTTCTTATTCCACTGCTCATTTTCCATCTGTTCATCCTCATCCCCTCCTCTAGAATTTGTCTTATTCTCGTGTAAGTAACCGCCTTTGACTCTCAGACCCGTCATAAGAGTGGGGTGCTCCAGGATTGCTCCTATTGCGCCCGCATTCTTCCGGTTCATGATGTAGTTGGCGGATGTACTTGGGAAGAACGCCTGCACCCTCTGTTCTGTGGTCAGCGGCTTCCCGTCGAAGAGTTCCCGCACTGTTCGTTTGATCTGGTTCTTCCAGTTCTCTTGATTCAGTGTGAGTTCCACTCCGTCGGGGTACCGATCCCACTCGGACCAGGGTACTAGAGGTGTATATCCCTTCTGTTGTTGTACGGGTTCGGTGGTCAGTTTAAGGACAGTCTCGTCCTCCTGTCTCTTGAGGGTCGCCCTCGAGGTGTCACGTGGCATCCCCTTCTTCGATTGTTTAATCGAGGAGAGGAATTCACGTCTCAACTCTGGGGAGGCCCTTTTGAGGAAGAGGGACGTCCAACGCCCCAACTGACCGGAGAAGAGGATCCCTGGGTGATCTCGCCCCTTGAAAGGGGGGCTTGGTAGGGGGAGACAATCCCTGTGGTATGCGAAGAAGGCGGCCAGTTTGTATTTGGCGACTTTCATCCATCCCACGGAGTTATCTTCCTCCGCCAAGATCGACCAATGGTTGATCGAGTTCCTCATCGATACCTTTCCCTCGAACCCGAACGCTCGGCAGATTACGAGAAGCACATTAAGACATTTGACTATTTCGGCCCTGTGCTGGGCTGGAGTATTCCCTACTACCATGGGGTGGATCGCACCTCTCTTTGAGAGCGGTCTGCGGATTTGCTTGGTCTGGC